TAACACATGAATTAATATGGGTACAACCTATTGACATATTATTTTATTGAGAGCAGAATGACATTTCATTTTATTTAAGAGGGGATAACAATGAAACAAATTTATCGTAACAATTCCAATGGCAAAGTAGATATTGATAGATCTATTGATCATGATATGTATTTACTTCAGTCCGCTTTACTCAAACAACAAAGATCAGAAGACAGACTTATTATAGGTATGTGCATCTGCTTTGCAATAGTCCTATCAATTTTACTATGGGTGACAAGATGAAAATATTTTTAGAGTTAGCAGAAATATCAATAGATGATAAAAAATATGCAGAGATTCAATCCTGGGGTGTAGATCCTAGTGATTGGGTTACATCTGTATTAGCAGATCATGGTCGTGATCGTGGCATGGTAATTAAGATGCGTTGCATGGAAACAGAATATCATTTACTTGATGATGTATGTAAAGCAGCCGATACGATAGCAAAGGATCTGGCATTTAAAGAAATAGAAAATGTTATGCTTAGCAACCCAATGTGCACATCAGGAGCTTGTGGTGAGTAATCATTGGAGAAGAAGTTATGCAGATAATGATCTTAATTGGAATGAATGTAAATATGATTTACTTAAATATTATTCAGAAAATCAAGTTTATGCACATCATATGGGATTTGTAGTGGATAGCCGTTATTTAGTTAGCCCACATAAAAAATGGAGATCTATAGGAAACCATAAATGGTATTTTTATAAAAATATAGATGACTTAGTTACTAGATACTTTAAGAGAGAAAAAAATGAAGATAACAAACAACTTTAACTTTCCACAACCATTCGTCAATATAGCTATGACGCCTACCTATTCAAAAGGTAAGGCACATATCTCAGCTACAGGTCTACTCAATAGTCCTAAGATTAATCTTATGATGAAAAAGTATGATGAATTCTTAGAGCAAGATGTGGCTGATATGATCCATCAGATGTACGGAAGTATCTCACACTACATCCTAGAAAAAGGTGCTGATGAAAAGAATCTCGTTGAACAACGTTTCTTTGCTGAAGTAGATGGATGGACTGTATCCGGTGCTGTGGACTTACAAGTCATAGATGATGATGGCGGTATCCATATTAAAGATTACAAGACAACATCTGTATGGGCTGTGTTAAATGATAAGCCGGAATGGGAACAACAACTTAATATCTATGCTTGGTTAATTGCTAAGAATAAAAAGGTTGAGATCAAATCATTACAGATCGTAGGCATCTTAAAAGATTGGAGTAAATCAGAAGCTAAACGTAAACCTGAATACCCACAAAAACAAGTAGCTTTAGTAGATATTCCACTATGGACATATGAAGAGCAAGAAAACTTTATTAAAGGACGTATTGCTAAACATAGTGCTGCTGAGTTTGCTGAAGAGACAGGAGCCGACTTACCTGATTGTACACCCGCTGAGATGTGGGAGAAGCCACCTGTATGGGCATTAATCAAACAAGGTGGAGTTCGTGCCAAGTCTTTACATGAATCATCTGAAGAAGCAGAAGAAGCTAAGAAACAAGCGGGAGCTGGATATGAAATACAGCTTAGACAGGGAAGTAGAACACGTTGCCAAGATTACTGCTTAGTTAATCAATGGTGCAAACAATATAAAGATTATTTGGAGAAACAACCATGAGTGATAGATTTGATTGGAATCAGATTGGAAAGTTTGACAATGGCTTTTCAAGATATGAGACAGATGATATTCCAGATGATGATGTTAATGATATTCAAATTGGTGGTAATCATTACAAGGACACAGCAATACAACCTTGGGATTTTATCATCAGTAATGGATTGGGTTATCTTGAAGGCAATATAGTGAAGTATGTATCAAGGTATCCAAAGAAGGGGGGCTTGGAAGATTTACGTAAGGCCAAGCATTATTTAGATAAATTAATAGAGGTTAAAACAAATGAGCGTATACAAGAAATTACAGGAAGCAAGAATCCTGCTGCAAAATACTAGTCTCAAAAAGTCTGGTCGTAATAAGTTTGCAGGATTTGAATACTTTGAATTAGGGGATTTTTTACCTGAAATTCAAAACATATTCAGCAAGGTAGGTTTATGCGGTACCGTCTCTTTTGGAACTGAAATAGCCACATTAACAATTGTGGATACAGATCCTAAGAACGACCAAGTAAATCATGTAATCTTCACTTCACCTATGTCTTCGGCAGAGTTAAAAGGCTGTCATGCAATTCAAAACTTAGGTGCAGTTCAGACTTATTTGAGAAGATACTTATGGGTAGCTGCTATGGAGATTGTTGAACACGATGCTCTTGATGCAGTAGCCGGTAAGGATGACTCAAAAAAAGCTGAACCTACAGTTGAAAGTCCACGTATTGTAGGTCTTAAAGGTGAGTGGCAAATCAATGCTCCGGCAGATCCATTAGGTGGAAATCTTGCTGAGTGGTTGAGCTTAATTAAAGATAGCACATTTATGTTTTTAGATATGTGCAATAAACCAGAAGACGTCCTCATGATCTTTAGAAAGAATAAGGTTTTGTTTGATACAGTTAAGATAACAGATCCTGAATTCTTTAAAGTCATGATGGAAAGATTCACAGAAGTTAAAACTAAACTAGAAAAGGAAAAACAAGATGGCACAAGCATATGAAGTACGTCCTAACACAGGCGTCTTATTTACTAACGAAACAAAAAAGGCAGAGAATCATCCTGATATGAGAGGCTCAATTGATATTGATCGTAACTTACTTATTGATCAATTAAAGAAACACAATGATGGCCCTATCAAGATTGCTATTGCTGGTTGGAAAAAAGAGTCTCAAAACGGCTTGAAATTCCTATCACTCTCAGCATCTGAGCCTTATGAAAAACCAGCAGGTCAAGCACCAGCTAAGAACCCTTGGGAGTAATCATGGCTAAAGCTAAAAAAGCTATAGAGCCAATCTCAGAACAAGAAGTATTGATCAAGGACCTGCAAGCTCAGGTCCACGATCTCTACCAGTTCTGCGTTCAATGGCGTAAAGAGAATGATGCCTTAAAAGCTGACAATGCTAACTTACATTATCAAATCATAAGACTAAGTGGCGTTGTTCAGTATTTGGAGAACAAGCGTGAAAACACTCAAATTTGAAGCAAGACAAATTGCGTTAAAAAAAGATAAGGATGGATTTGCTGTTACGTTTCGTGTGCATCCAGACGATATCCCCATGGAATTGATCCGTGATTTTGTGGGTGCAGTTTATGATTGTGAATTAACCAGAACTGATAGTGAGCACGTAGATAAACAATCTGATTATATAGGTAATCTTCATGTTAAGTTAGCAGGCATATTATGTGCAGCTCCTGAGTTTTGGGATTTCTTATATGCGGATAGTCAAATTATGAAGAAAGATGAAGTTACAGCTGCAGATTGGTTACGTAGTTATCTTGGTGTTCAATCACGAGCAGAACTCAAAACTGATGTAGGAGCACAACAACTTTTAGATAAGATAAATAGGGAATTTAAACAATGGATGCAAAAATAAAGAAGGTACCTTACTCTGTATACTTACCACCTGAACTGCATTCAAAGCTCACTGAGGTAGCAAAACGTAGAAAGGCCTCAGAAATGGTGCGTAATGCAATCACCATGATTATAGAAGGTAATGATGCATATATAAGTGGCTATAACAAAGCCATTAAAGATGCAGCACAGCTTGTTTATGATTGTGAAGAAGCACAGATGGTAGCTATTAAAGGTAAAGATCTTGGTTCAATCCTCACCCATAGAATTGAAGGATTGGAGATGAAGAAATGAAATTGACTAAAAAACAAAAAATGAATCTAATAGAAGGAAAGCTTGAATTAAGTATGTTGCAATTTCATGCAAGTTTACCTTGGATTGTAAGAAAACTATTTAGTAAACAAGCTTTAGATTGGTATGACAAGGGTAAGGGTGATGCCATGGGAGATTATCTTTGGCTTAAAAAGAAAATAGCAAAAGTGGAGAAACAAAATAAAACAACATAAATGGCATAAGGGAGAAGATAAATGAATGAATATAGAATAAAAACATTTGTGCA